TTCTATGTAAAGGTAGCTCTGTTAAACGTGCGTTCATATTTACAGATCCCTCACGTTCTGTAGGTGTCCATTTTTTTTCTAAACGTTGACCCATGTACGGAAAGATACTTGTAGCCAGTTTATGTACAGCTCTAGGAACTCTAACCGATTGTATTTGTGGATCAAACTCACCTTTTAATTCTATAAATATTTTTGCTGAAGCCCCTTGAAAAGAATAGATCGTTTGATCATCATCCCCTGCAATGTAAGAACGAGCACACTTACTTTCTATGTAAAAGAACATGTCCCATTGCAGAGGACTTAGATCTTGGGCTTCATCGAGGAAAACGCAGTGTAGTGGTGGACAACGGTCTTCCTCGACAAACTTGGAAATCATATCAGAAAATTCAACCATACCTGTGCCTTGTTTATACGCAATCAGGTCTGCATTGATTTGCTCTGTTAACCAAATATCAGTTGTATAATGTAAGCTTAATTCCATAGCTGCTTCTTCAATACTTAATTTTTTATTTCTAGCTAATTCTATAATACGCATGTGTGGGTTTTGATGTTCAACATGTCCGTTAATATTTAATCTTGATTCAAAAGACATATCTCTGCAGTACGGTGAAAAGTTTTTAAAATTTTTCCATTTATCGCCATTTAATAACTGTGTCTTCGTATTGATACCACACTCTCTTGTTCCCATGGAGTGCATGGTGCTAGCGTATATCTTGTCGTTATTTACTCTCTTCTTTGCTACTTGTGCTGCGGTGTTAGTAAAAGATATATATGCAATCTTATCTGGCTCAGTCCCCCGTTGTAATTCTTTCTCTAAGTATTTCATTAAGGTATGTGTTTTACCTGTGCCCGGCGGGCCTGGTATTATTATTCTATGCAAATGGTGCCTCTTTCATTTTATCTTTTCGTGTGTTTGGTTTATCTAATTTGATTGTAGGCAGTGTAAAATATCTTACACTCTTGTTATCTATCTTGCCTGTAATTTCCGCTGCATCAAACATAACTTGCATCATTCTAGCAGTTCTTTGTTTTTGATATTTTTTCGTGTCCCAAACTTTTGTTCTCAATATGTATTTCCAAAAATCTTTGAATTTAAAATAACTTACACCATCCTCTGTGTAAGCCAGTCCACGCAATATATCTTTCCAATCTTTGCCTGGTATCTTGTTTATATAATCTGCCAATAATTCTTTTAATTGTACATCTATCTTTGTAGACTCTGGTGCTTCAATGGGTATTGTATCTTTTAATAATTTGTTTATTGCTTTTCTCCAAATTAATTTACCGACTGGCGGCATTGCTTGATTTATTTGTTCTAAACATTTTAAAGAAAATCTATCTGGTTCATGTAAGTCTTGTGATTCTACCTCCACTTGTTCATCACCTATTGTTACATAATACAAAGGTGGATCAGAGTCGTACTTCTGTATTTCTTTTATCTCTGTTTCTGGCACACCATCACCTACACCAAAATCTTGTAGGACACATTTTTTAGCATTACAATATGATACAATAGGTTCATCCTTACATTTGTAATTATATTCTTTGCCATCAATAGATTTAATTAATGTATCTACTTCTTTTTTATCTAGAGGTGGTTTGCAATACG